CGGAAAGTCTGGGGTAATACAAAATCTTCCATTGTTTTGATCTAGTGTGCCACTCTTATGAGTGTATGTGTAATCATTAACAAACGTACCCAGAGGATAAGTTGTTAGCGAAGGACCATCAGAACGATTTCCATTGATGGAATAGCTAGAGGTCATCCTCACAATTGATGAGGTTGAATCTAGGGGATTTTCGTGACCAAAAGGACCATAGATCGGATTGCCATCATAAGCAAATCCAATAATAGGAGAATGAGTTTTTACAGCAGGTTCAGTTCCTGCATTATTAATATTATCGCTTAGAGCAACACGTAAAGCTTTAGGGTTAGCAGCATATCCATAACCATATTCTAATACGTTATTATAGTTTGCAAAGATATAACCGTATTCAGTATCTAAATCATTTTCTAATTTTTTAAATCTATTGTAGTTCCACTCTTTAAGAAGTGGGATACCAGTTGCACTATTACCAACTGGAATAACATCAACAGCAACAGTATCTTGATTATAGAAGTTACCTTCTGCAATTTTATTAAATCCTGTAATCTGTCCATCAGTATTAACGATAGACTGATACTCTGCAAATCTACCACGACCAGCATTATCTCTAATCCTGATTAAAGGAGCAGAAGAATAAAACTCACCTGCATTATCGATAACAAGACTGGTTACTTTTCCACCAGTAACAATAGCACTAACAGATGCGTTACGCCCAGAGGTGATAGTGATATCAGGGGTTCTTGGGAACACATCATTAGTATCAACAATGATACGTTCTACAACCTGACCAGCAAGAACTGCTCTAGCTTTGTTTGGAACTTGATCTACAAGAACAAAAGGAGGTGTTGCATATCCAGTTCCTCTAGTGTCGATCTTAATTTCTTCTAATTTACCAAACCTAATGCTTTCTGGATCTTTGTATCCATAAAGAGGAACACCATTTAGTGCAATACCAACATCTCTTCTAGGTGTTGGATATGTTTCTGTAGTTCTAGTTGCTTGCTTTCTAATGATACGAAGCAGTTTCTGATCAAGTGTTGTGTAGTTGACAGTTGATCCATCTAAAATTTTATGCGATGGATAGCTAGAACTTGTGATATAATAGTATTGTTCATCTGCAAAGATAGCGGACACATTAGTGGAAACTTGATCTAATGAAGATGCAACTGATGGAAGTGTAGGCACATCGACTGCAGCACCTGAACTTAACACCCATCTGGTTTGATTAGTACCAGTCTGAACAATCTTGGAATCGGAAGTTTCAAATCCTGGATTTGAGATTTGAATCTTGTCCCCAATAGCAGAATATGGTTGTGCATCAGATGGTTGTAGGTTGTATACAACACCCATGACCAGTAAAACAACACCAGAACCACTAACGGTTACTGGTTTGTATACTGAAGTTCCTGCCACATGTTGAACAGCAGTCTGTGCCGCCCTTTCATCAATGATAAACTGTGTTACATTCTTACTATCAAAAGTAATCGTCTCATCACCAATTAATACTGATCCTGTCTTGCCCCATCCAACAGTAGAGAACACATTAATTCTATCCCCTGAAGATGCAGTCCCTGACAGGGTTTTTTCAAGCTTAGTTTTAGTAGATACTCCAAATGTACCATTAACTGTTTCAGGTGCTAGTACAATATTATAAATTACCTCACCATCTGATGTACCATCAGCATATACATTATCTACTGTAGTATCAGCATACCCATATTCGTCAGTAGCTGTTTGTACAATCTTCTTTCCTACTAGATTTTTTACATCTCCAGATATAACCTTACACTTAAGTGCATAAACGTTAATCCAATCTGCTTCAGAAGATTTATATGTAAAATCTCTTGGTTTGTATACCTCTGGTTTGTTGTCAATCTCTCTGGCGACAACAGTATTGAAAATAAACTTGATGGAACTTGTAGTTCCCTTAGCTTTGTAAAACTTCTGAATATTCTTGATCAGAGTTCTCTTATCTACTTCACCCCTAAGATACTTTTCAGGGAAAGAACCTAGATACTGACTTTCAAAGTTTTTAACTAATGCATATAGGAAGAGGTTACTTACATTATGAACCTTCTGTCCAGCAGCATGAGCAGCAGCAACCGTTGTTGTAAAACTAGTAGACTCATATAAGTCACCAAGCGATGTATTGCCACTGACACCCCTAGAGCACTCTCTTAGCTCTGTGTCTGTTCTAGAGGCGTAGAAGATGATCTCGTCATCAATTTTTACGTATCCGTTTCTTTTTGGAAAACTCGTCGCATCTTCCAATACAATTGTATCGTCAGAACTACTGATACTAGTGACCAGAGTATCAAATTGTCTAAGGAGATTTTTTTCATAATAATTAATATCTGCGTATTTCTGGAGGTTATTAATTACATCCAGTGTGCCACCTTGTACCTCCTGTGCTTCGTAATACTTTTGAATGAACTTACTAAAGAGTTCGTATTCATCAGTAATAAAAGCTGGAAGCTGCGTCTCAATTAGAGTGGAAATTCTCTTAGTCTTTACAGCAGGCATTTACTTTACTCTTTGTATGCAGTGAACGAGGAATTAGCAACATCAACGTCAAGATACACTTCGCGAAGTGCCTTGATATCATTAGAAAGGGGTTTGACTCTAACAGAGATGCGATTATCAAAGAAACTACCTTTGATGATAGTTAAGTTGTACATTTTAAGTTCACCACTTACATAATCAATATCGCCAACTTCCTTGTCAAGGACAACCTTTTCACCAGTTACGCTATCTAGAGTATATAGCACAATTTTGCTATCCCTGTCTTCTACATAAACATCAAAATTGGGATACTCAGTAACCCTAAACCCAGTAGATGACAGAACTGGTTCATCACAGTCTTTATCAAAAGAATTTTGGAAACACACTTCGTAATAGAAGGTGGAATTGAGTTGAGGATAAAAATCCTTTCTCATTGTAATAGCTGTTAGGTTAGAATTGATAGTATTATCAGAATCATCAATAACACCCACCATCTTACTATACCTGAACTTACCATTGAACTTTTCAGTATCACTAGTATCAAGATAAGACTGTACGTTACCAATTACTTTGTCTCTAATTTGCGATGGTGTCTGATCAGTAGCAGATCCGTTGTAATAGATCTTACTAGTCATCTCAACAAACAAAATAGAAGGATCAACTATTTTAGGTTCAACAGAAGCTACGACATACTGTTTAAGATCTGCAATAATTTTCTGTTTTGTTAGTGAAGTAAGGTAACTAGCATCATTTGGTTTCAATGCAATAAACACTTTACCATATTCAGGTGGAACTTGATCCTCTCCACCAAAAATAATGATATCACTAGTTGCTGGATATACTTTTCTTACAATTGCCTCATAGTCCTGAGAGGTCACTGCACGGTCTTGTGTGCCGTATGACTTAGGAGCGGTATATTTGATCTTCTGAGTGGTTTCCATCTCTTCACCACCCGTAGAAGCAACACTAGAGGTAATACTTGTAGTGAAAGAAGCAGGAGATACACCATTAGGGTTTTCTAGTACACCAGTAAATACAAATGTACTAACACCATTACTTGCAGGACCAGATGTGGTCATGTAAGATACTGTAATTCCAGATTGATCTTCTAACTTCCTACCCAGTACACCATCTCCCAATAATATCTCATATCTTCCATCTTCAATCTCATCAAGGAAGAATATTTTTGAATTACCGTCAACACCTAGAATATTATCTGCTACAAGGTATGGTTCACTGAAGCTACCTCCAGTAGGTAATACCTTTACACTAATTGTGTTGGTATCGATATTCTTATTATCTAAAATAAATCTTTGTGATTTTAATGCATTGTTAACAACAAAATTTTGAACTACCTGTGATCCTTCTATAATAGGAACATTAGTAAAAGTAGCTACGTTATTCACAACTTGTGCTTTTACATCTACAGGTGTAACATACTGATAAATGTTGTTGTCATAAGAAGAAATAAATCCCGTTCCTTTCTTAAGAATCAGTTCAGTGTCAGATGTTGGTGTGCCATATGTTACAGTAAAAGAGACATACGCAGTAGGAGCGGTAGCACTCTTGGGTCTGTACCCTAGTTGCTTCGCAATTGATACTACGTTGTCTCTTAAGGTGGCAGAATCAATGAATAGTTCATTGACTACCATGTTCGTATTGAACGCCGTATAGTAGGTATTATAAGCTAAGACATCGATCAGGTTTGCTAATGCACTACCTTCAAAGTCATAGTCAGTAAAATCTGTCTGCCCTCTTATGTAATCTTTAAGAGTCGCTTTGATATCTTCAAAGTCTAAGTTGGCAACCTGAGTATATGGCATTATCGTGTACGATCTAAGAAGAATGTAGTCCCTACTCGTCTACCATCTCCTACGATGGTGTAATGCAATTCAACGTCGTAACCATTATTGTTAAAGTCTGGAGTACAACGAATGTCATTGATAGCTACTCTAGTTTCATACTTACCAATACAGTCAGCAATTTTACTTTTAATAAGTGCAGCTGAAGCAAAGTCTAATGGTTGAAACAGCATTTGTCTCAAATCAGAACCTAGTTGAGGTTGAAATAGTCTTTCCCCCCTATCTGTTTGAAGCAAAGCAGCTATTGACTGTGAAATAGCTGCTTGGTCTTTCACCGTTACCAAATCATTGGTAACAGGATGCTTCTTAAAAGTAACACTCAGATCTTTATATGTCTGAAAGGAGGGCATGTAGACACAGCAAGGTTGTTTCTATTTATCACTTACCGACGAATCCGTCCGCCCACTCTAGATCATTGTCAAAGATTTCTCCTTCTTGTACTTCTTTTCTCTTACCTTTTTTACGCATGTAGCGATCACTCTCAACTTCGGTAATGAGAGTCATTCCAGACTTAATGAAGTCTTCGCCTTTATCAACTCTGCTGTTGCCCATCAGTGGTCTCCGTCCGTAGTTTTCGTTCATCATGTGTTTCCCAAAAATAATCATCAGTGTCTCCTAAACGTCCCCAGTCGATTCCTGCCTCTACTTGGTATTCAATAGTAGAAACCTTAAAGTCAGGGAAGGTAGGGTTCTCAGGAGTGATAGAGAGGTCGTAGAATCGTGTCCTATTGTTAGGATACAATGCAAACTGACCATTCTCTAACGCAATACAATTGTGCGATTTGTGCTCTTGAGGCACTTCGCTCACATTATTATCTATCACATCAGGGTTTGCATGATAGTTATCTAATGTAAACAAATACTGACCATGCATCAGTCCATGGTCTCTTGTGTAAATCTCTGCATCCATAGAGCTAACGAAACCCTTATTGATACAAGTTAGACCATAATCCATACAATTCCAAAACTGTAGGTTCTCTAGACTCATATCGGGCGTCGGTGTTTTTGGCGCTCGGAGAAAAGCAGATATAGGAAGTTTATCATACATCGCACCATACTCAGGTAGATACGTTTCAAAATAAAACGCACGACCAGGTATACTCTTACAAGCTACCCATACACCTTCTACAAACTCTCCATGACCATCCTGATGATCACGAAGGTATTCTTTACGTACCCACACTTTTTCAGAGGGTAGATTACAAATTAAATTCATATCATATTCCAAGAAAGAATTAAACGTTCTTTGGTACTATCACAAGGTAGTGTGTAGTGATGTACAAATGAAGGGAAGAAGATTACAGATCCACTACGCACGTCACGAGGTGAGTATATATCAACCCATCCAAGAACATTATTGAATGGACAGACAAATTGCGTGGGTGTATGCTCTTCTGGATCGTACTCAATATACATTACCGCACTAAATCCCGCAGCTCCGTGATTATGTATCAGATGCTGCTCTCCTTTACCCGCACGTTCAAACCAATATGCGTCAATAGTCAGATTTACATTAACTTGTTCCTTAAACTTTTGAAACTCGCTCCGTATAAGAGGTTCAACAATATTCCAATCCGCTTTCTTTGCTCTGAAGTCACTCTTTACATATTCGCCAGGATCTTTCTTCAACTTCTGCTTACTCGATATATCCTGCAGTAGCTTCTTCTTACGATCCCAATCCTCCGCATAAAGATGGAAGATTGGGACTGCAAACATCGGTTCGATGTATTCAGACATTAACCTCTGCCTTGACCGCGATATCTCTTTCTCCTCGCATTCCTAGATGTTGCAGAATGCTTTGAGTGCTGTCCTGACCCCTGTCGAGTACGCTTAGGTTTTGACTCGATTGTAGGACCACCACTCAAACCAGATTTTGCTTTTGCCATAATTTAATCGTATTGACTTCTATATTATAATATTGAACCGCCCTTGCTGTCAACCTGTACGGTCAATGCTCCATATCCTGTAAGAACCCCTCCATATGCCCCTACAGGAGATGCAATCGTACTTCCGACCACTGCCATAGGTGTACCGTTCACAAAGACCGTAGGAGACCCTGTACCAATGGTGTCACTGTGCAGATCACCAGGTACAGGTAATAGAGCAAAGTGAGGTAGAGTTACATCACCTACT